TAGAACCAGCTGAGTGATTACCGATCATTGAGATGTCGGCATTAGTTCCAGTAGTCAGAGTTAAACCATCATCGGAAACAGAAGTAAGTGTCGCACCAGAAGTAATATTACCAGTGAAGTTACCACCAGCAGGGGGAGCTGATACTGTTACAGTAGAAGATGTTGTATAATTTTGACCACCAGTAATTACATCTACACCACTACTGGATCTTCCACCATATTTGTTTCCAATAATCTCATACAACTGAACATAATCACTAATATTATGAATAGATCCATCACAATACAAATAACCCTCATGTGTCCATGCAGGATCATCAGCATTTAAATAAGCATTACCAGTAGTCTCAACCAACTTTGGATATGTTGCTGATACATCTGGTCTCTCAAAATGATCTTTACTATTTCTTCCTGCCTTTAAATTAGGCACAACAGCACCAACTGGTGTAGTATCCACCAACATGTCTGTTAAGTATCCAGTCCTAGCGTTTCTATATCCTTGTGTCATTATTATACTTTAATTAGATATTCCATTACAATAAATGGAGCAGTAGCAGAATCAATTGAAGCAGAAGCATCAGCTCCAATGGTCATTGTTGTAGATAAATTATCAGGTGCAATAGCAATTGACTTTGTTTTTACCTTATAAGAATGATCTCCTTTATCTAGGTCAATCCTATGGTTATGACTAGTAGGATCAACACCAGAATTCCTCGCTAAATCCACTGTTTCAAATATTTCATTCTCAACATCAGTAGTTGCTTGCTCAGTTTTTATATCTTGGTTTGATTGCAATGGAACAACAGCAGTTCTGTCATTAGGATCTGATTCATATCCACTATCAGCAAGACTTCTATCTAGCCAATCAGTAGGCACAAAGTTAGCACCAGTAGTATATGTTGTTGGAACAGTTAATGTTAAATCTCCTAGACCTGAATTATGAGTAGTACAAATCCATGCATATTTACCAGTTACATCAGCAGAGACATTCTCCGGTGTTCCCATTGGTGTATCTCTTTGAGCAGTCCATGACTCATTAGATAAACAACCAAACTCAAAGTTTGCACCACCACCAACTCTATAGATTGAAGATGAATCTTCACCAATACAACCACCATAAAAACCTCTAACATATCCCCAACCACTAAAGTCAATAGGTGATCCACTATCACCAGTTCCTGAGTTTGGGTTCCATGCATCTAAAGCAAGACATACCTTTTGAGCACTACCTGGTGGATTACTATTACTATTACTATATCTTGTATTATCTAACCAATCTTGAAGGTTAACTGTTGATGCATTTCTAAATCCAGTACGACCAGTCAACATCGCATCGTTATTAATCGTCTCTTTTGTATAGTTCCTAACTCTTGTTGTTGTAGAATAATGCATGTGTGGATGAACAGCATTATCCTCTACACCTTCATTATCTGTACGGTGAGTAGTACCAGCATAACCCCAGGAAGGTCTACCTCTAACAGGAATCTCTTGACTTGGTACATTAATCTGTCCTGAGTATGTTATATTAACATTAGCACCGATAGCAGACTCTGCCTCAATACCTATACCAGATCTACTGACTTCATTACCAGCTTGATTTATAACTCTAATAGAATTATATATACCAGCGTTAGCACCTGACGTTGGTTCAGGATACTTAGATCCTAAATCTGGAACCATAAACTGTTCATCTGTCAGTATATCAATATCAGTACCATCTATATTCTTTCTAATAAACCTACATGTATCTCCTGTACCACATATAGATGAAAGTTCTGGGTAATCTGTGGCATAATACTTAGTACCATCACACTTTAAATATCCAGCAGGTAAAATATTTTTATTATTACCATCATCTGGAGTACCACTATAATCAACTGGCCATGCAATTATTTGACCAGTAACATTACCATACTTAGATCTTTCTTTTGAATAAAATGCTGTCATTAGAATGCCTTGATTATAAATGTAAGGGTTAATGAAGGTTGAGTAGTATCACAATCAATATTTAGTGCATTTTCAAGACTTTGTGCTGATAATGATGATGCATCTGCATTAGAAGCAGTGTGTGATGGTGGTCCTGCCATTGATCCAATTCCTTGAACAATTTCAAAACTACCATGATTATGAGAACTAAAATCACTTGAAATAGGATCTAATTCTGCTTGATTCAAAGCTGTTGGATATGTAGCATATCTAAATCTTATTTTCCTACCAGTAACACTACCCCATCCTGCTGCTTTATCTCCTTTCATCTGTTGATTTAATCTAACAGTGTAAGTTCCATTAGTTTCTTTCTTGACACTTTGTACAGTTGTTCCCTCTTGTAAATACACATATTTGCTATCATTATTATCACTAGTACGATCTGTAACATGCATAAATGGTGTTATCGCATCATACTGTTTCCATGATGCAGATCCAACTGTATAAGTCCTACTAATATCTGTAGTTGATGGAAGAGTAATCTCATTTGAATTCTCTGTAAGAGTCAATCCAGATACCTCAAATGCTGTCATTGCTTCTGGATGATCTGTTATACCACCTTGCGTTGGTGGAGTTTGACCTTGACGACTGTATCCATAAAAGTTTGCTCTATTCCTTGAAATAGTTGGTCTAGGATGCATACCAGTATGTACTGGAGTCTTATGACTCTTCATAGGTGTAGTATTAGTAATAGATTGAGTTGCTCCCTGACCACCCGAAACCGTCTGTCTCTGAAATTCTGCCTTTGGTCCTGCCTTTCTATTAGTATCATTTGATCCACTAGATCTCCAATCAGTAGCAGGTACATGAGCCCAATAGTTATTCCCAGTACTATCCTGAACAAATTCCATAGGACCAGTCATCTGTGGTAATGTATTCTCATAGTTAGCATTACCATAGAATGTTATATCAGTAGATCCATTAGCCCATTGTGTTGGATTAGCATCTTTAAATTCACAAGCAACAGGAGTAACACTAGTATTACAAATAGTCAGAGAAGCAGAGTCCCTTTGGTTAATACCACCATCAGTTCTAAAAATCATAGGACCAGAAGGGTTCACGTTAGTACTAGGAATAACATCAGTATGACCGTGTGATGGTGTATGATTAATACCTAACTTACGGCGAAGAGTATATAGTGTTTCAACAAAATCTGGAGCCTGAAGAAGCATCCCGCTAAACTTAAAATATAAGTTTCCAGTTAGATTTAAAGTAAAATCAATATCTGCCGATGCTTGCCATGTAGTTTTAGCATTAGAAAAATAATTATTAGTACCACCACCAGTACCAGATGCCAGTAAATCTCCTAACTCAGTACCATTACTGTCAAGTACCTGAGTCTTAGGACTAGTCTGACCCATTTTATATGCAGTTTGATCTAAATAAGAACTCTCTATATCTACCATACACTTGTTAGATAGATTAGGAAGCATGAATGATGCAGGAGTATCAATATATGGAAATGCATATTCATTTCCACCAGAATCAGTCATAGATTCTGTTGCACTATAAGTATCACCTATAATAGATGCTAAAACGGGATAATCATGTGCATCAAGTGTCTGACCTTTACACACTTCCCATCCTGTAGGAATGTTAGAAGGACTAAGATGCCCATGTGTTCCATCTCCACCCCAAGGTAGGATAGTTCCTATCTTGGCAGCTCTCATACTTTTTATTTGATCGTAGTATTGTGCCATTTATTATAACTCCATTAACCACCAACCCCTTAACCCAGTTGGAATTGTTTGTGCTGATGTTGAACCTTCAATATCAACTGATCCTGCATATACAAGACCAAATGATGCATTACGTGTCTGAATAACCAATTCTCCAGAATCCCAAGGAGAACCTAGTGCTTGACCAGATCCATGTGTAAGTTTGGATCCTGTTGCATCGCCCTGTATCCTAACAGCAGTGCCACCAATCTTCAATGCTCTAATAATAAGACTTGTATTATATGTTAGATTACCACTGAGTTCAACAAGTCTAATCATATCACCAGTCTGTGCATTATCTGGTAAGTAAAGAACCATATTACTTCCAGAGGTTGCATTAATCAGATAGTTATTGTTGACTTGTAATGGATTAGCCTGTTGTTGACCAACACCAGTTGCAGCATCAAAAGCAACATATGTATGCCTTCTACCACCATTTCCTGTCCAATATTTCTCAATACCAAATGAATCAATAGCGTTGTTCTGATATATTCTAAAGTCCTTAGCACCAGCAGTACCAGCAGTACCAGCAGATCCAAGATTATCAATATGGAATACAGTTGTAGATGCTGATTCAGCTGCGAGTAACATACCTTTCTGATAGAACTCTTCACCCATGTTGAGGTTACCAGTCTCCTTAAAGACTCGGAATACATCTTCATCAGAACATGCACCATTTGTCTGACAATCACGATCTCTTACAGTAAGATCACCGTAGAAGTTACCCTTACCTTGAACTGTTAGACCCTGCTGACTTGTGACCTCATCAGTAAGTGATCCGTCACCAACGTGACCTTCATCATTTGCAAGAGTAGCAACAATTGATGTACCATCAGAAC